TTAAACAGCAATAATTTGCCATTCTTTGCCTCTATCATCGTGGTATTTATCAGTCATATTTTGTGTTTTATGACCCAATAATTTTTGTGTATTAATTCCTTGCTCACGATAAAGCCGCTCGGATAAAGATCGTTGTTCATGGAAAGTTGGTGCCGTACCTTTTTCCCAAGTTAACCCACATTTATCTCTCGCCTTTTTAAATGTTGTGGTTAATGTGTTTGGTGTGACTTGTTCACCTCGTTTCGCTTGTGCGGTGGTATGCCGATAATGCACGAGATATTTACTTACAACCGCGTCACGACATTGAGCAACAACATCCCTTAATGAGAGGTTAATAGCTTCACATTTAAGCGAGAGAGGGATGGCTAACTTACTGCCCGTTTTCTCTTGCTGTATATGTAACATGTCATCCCAAATATCAGAGAATTTCATTTTACAGATATCACCGATCCGCTGACCTGTGGTTAAAGCCAATAACATGCCACATTGCAGGTAAGGAGGGTGGTTTTTAGCTTGCTGGTAAATAGTGCGCCATTCGTCCAATGTCATGCGTTCTCTTTTCACTCTGTTCCGTGGTTGTTTAGTTGCTTTCGCAGGATTGTAACCAGGCGGAACATAGCCTGCATGTTGAGCTTCTTTAAATACATCAATAAGCACCATGCGAACGACTTGAGCCATTCTTGAATGTCCTAATACTTTGATGGAATCTATTATTTCAGCAATGTCTAAAGCGGTTATCTCTTTTAATATTTTCGTACCACAATACTGACGGAATAAATTAATAGGTTTCATTTTTTGTCGATAAGAATTAATTTTTAATTCACCGATATCTAATCTTTCTTTTTGAATATCTAAATATTTATCCATCCATATATCGACAGATATTTCAGACTTATTTGTCTTAATTTTTGATAACCGTTCATTAATAATTAATAACTGTCGAGTATGTTGTTCTGCAATAATTGTATTGGCCTGAATGGCGGTTTCTCTCGCTTCTTGTTCGTCGGTGCCTAAGCTATGAAATTTACCGGTGATGGGATGTTTATATTGCCAATAAATCTTGCCGTTACGTTTATCTAGCTTTCGATATAAATTAGGAATGATAATTTTATGGGTTCGTGGTCGGGCAGCCATCTGTAATTATCCTCTTAAGTCGTTCCGTTGATTTAGTAGGAATTTGAGGGAGAGACAGATAACCCACATAACGAGCTTCTCTATCAACCATCCACTTGCGGCCAACTTTCATTGCAGGTGGTGCAATAAGGTTATTCTTTGCGTATTTTTGTAATACCGTCATGCAAGGAGAAGCATCTCCAAATTCCAACCTTGCCCACGCTTCAAGAGTCACCATTCTTGACATATTTTCTCTCCATACTGCCGTATACAGTTTAAATAGACGTTAATTATGCTGGTGGTATTTATTTAAACTTTTTAGAACTGTTTATTTAGCTCCTTTTACTTAATTCATTAAATCTACGTAAAAATAAAACTTTGGCTTGTAGTGGAGTTAATGGATTAACAATAAAATCACTCGTAGGAATACCTTCAAGCATTAGCCAATTACTACCCACATCAATTTCTAAATCTCGTTTTTCGGTTGCTAACATCATTAAGTCGGCTAAATGAACGGCGTCCGATATAACGGGTGGCAAGTTATATTTTTGACGAATAACAGCATCAATGCTTTTTTCTATCTCCTTATATTTAGGTAATAGCTTTTTAAGCGGTGATGGCAGATCTTTTACATAGGCCTCACTGGCATCATGAAGTAAGGCTTCTAAAGCATATTCAGGAGCAACTAAATAGCTGACATATACCGAGTGTTGAGCAACAGAATAGAAATTATCAATCTGCCCATTAAAGCGACATTCATTAGCTAAACCCGTCGCAATGTCTTGAATATCGATATCCTCGATCCGTACATCGAGGTAATAGAAGTGCTTATTTGTTGCTGTTGCAATATAAGACATTATTCTCTCCACATAATTTAAGTAATAAAGATCCCTCTCGAATTAATCGAGATTAAATTTCCCTGATGTTGGTTAATGGTAAATAAAGACTTATTTTCTATGTTTCAATTATTGAACTTGATTATTGCTTACCTCAAGTTGTGGCGGTTTCTGCTGTTTCCCAACAGACAGAAACTATTTCTCTTCACATGAAAATTTTTATTAAGGTGTTTTCACACACATAATTGAATTAGATATTAATCATAATGTAATTCATCCTACACCGCACATTTAAAATGTAGGATAACCAACATTGGTGTGTCAAGTGTTTTTGTAGGAAACCTTACATTGGTATATGATGGTAATAAAAAATCCTCCGAAGAGGATCCTTTTATCAATGAGATAGGAAATTATGGTAAATGAGCTATTTTGGCATCCACAACAACACCCACAATTTTACAATTTCCATTGATTGGTATTAAGCGGTATTGAGGGTTTAATGGTTTTAAGTAATGGTTGCCTGCGTCTACAATGTACTGCTTAAATGTAACTTCATTTTCAGATTCTAATTTAGCGACAACTAGCTTGCCACTAACAACCTCTACTGCGGGATCTACTAATATAATCATCCCTTCAGGAATACTTAGTCCAGAAGGAGAGGTCATAGAATCTCCTTTTACTTCTAGCCAAAATGATTCTTCGGAACAATGCACAGTTGTCTCATACCATGTATCGATTGATTTTCTATGATATGGCTCTACGGCCTCAGACCAATTCCCAGCGCTTACCCAGCTAATTAAAGGGTATTCACCACTAGATCTATTAAATTTTAAAAACGAAACATTAGAAATAGGATCTTCTTTTCCATCAACAAGCCAAATAGGGCTTGTTTCAAGAGCACTCGCTAATGCTTGAAGATTAGCGCCATTGGGTTGATAGTCACCTTTTTCCCAACCAGTAACAGTCACACGATTGACTCCAGCTTTTTTAGCTAGAGCCTGCTGTGTCATTTTCAGCTCAAGGCGTCTTTGTTTAATTCGTTCGCTCATTTCTTTCATGTAGGAAAGCCTACCACATTCCAAATGTAAGAATCTTGACATTTAAATGTAAGATATCCTACATTATGTGCGTGTGAATTATTCACTTACCAAAGGATTACAAATGAAGAAAAAAGATGTAATCACGTTTTTTGGTGGTACGTGTAAAACAGCAAAAGCCCTCGGTATTAAACATCCTTCGGTGTGTGGTTGGGGATATATCATTCCTAAAGTAAGGGCGTATGAAATAGAAAAAATCACCAAGGGAAAACTTAAATATAACCCTGAACTTTATAGAAAAAATACCAAAACAGCATAAGGCAATTAACTACCAATAAAAGATAGAGCAGGTAGATATGAGCAAACATTCAATTAAAGAAGTTATTAAAGAAATGTGCAAAGCACTGCCGGGTGGACGTTCTGCTATGGCAGGGGCTCTAGGTATGTCACTCGAGACGTTTAATAACAAGTTATACGAAAAAAATGGCTGTCGTTTTTTTGATATTGATGAACAGGAAGCCATGGAAGACATTTCAGGCACTAAGTTGCTGGTGGAATATCATCTAGATCGCCATGGCATGAGTGCATTACCAAAAATAGAAGCAGAAAAGATAGATCAAGTAGAGCTATTTGATATGCGAATGACATTGGCTGCTATGCAAGGTTCACTCGCCGTTTTAATTCAAGAAAGCCTTGTTGATGGCGTTTTAACGGATGAAGAAATAGGGCGTATTTATCGAAAAGCAGGAAAAGTTTTTGCATATGCAATTGGGTTCTTGGATTCACTGAAAGTGTTATACGGTGAAAAACAGGATGTGACTAAGAGAGGGTGAAGCCAAAGGTATACGGCCTCTGGCTTCGATTGCCAATTTCAATGATGTGAAGAGAAATAAGCATGAGTAGATTAGCGCATTTAATACCTAAAAAGCAATTTCGCTGTTTACCCTTAACTAAAGAGGGAACATTTCGCTATGTAGAAAGCATACCGAGTGACAATCGGTCACACAACTACCGAAAAAATATCGATTTGGTAGATAAGAGGACACTGAAAAAGTCATGGGCTGATTTCTATTTCTTGAGTGGAGGAAAATGCAATGCGAAATGAAGATCCCAATCGTCTTGATCGCTATTACAGAAACCCTCGAGGGCTCCTTGTTCATGTCATTCGTTATGATCGAGAAAAACAGCGCGTTATTTTTATGATTGATGGTTGTGAATACGAACAATGCGAGCCGGTTCAACGATTTAAAGAGAGATATACCCGAGTTAAGTGAGGCCTCTTATGAGTGTTAAATTATCTAGTTATGTTTGGGATGGTTGCGCCCATGCAGGTTTAAAACTCACATCAGTCGCTATCATGGCAAGATTAGCTGATTTTTCTAATGATGAAGGCATTTGTTGGCCTTCTGTTGTGACAATTGCTCGTCAAATTGGTGCGGGTGAAAGCACGGTGCGCACGGCAATAAAACAGTTGGAAAAAGAAGGGTGGTTAACCAGCGAAAAGCGTAGAAAAGGCAATCGCAACGCAAGCAATATTTATCAGTTGAATGTAGAAAAACTATACCAATCAGCAAAGAAAGCGCTTTCTCAACCAACAAAATCTGACGTGTCAAAACCTGACGCATCAGGATCTGACCCATCAAAATTTGTTGCATCAAATTCTGTTCCTTCAAAATCGAGCAAAAATAGGGATTTTGACCCGCCAGCTCCTGAGGGCGATCCATCAGTAACTTCAAAATATGATCCATCAATAAATTATTCTTCGTCGCAGAATTCTGACGCATTCAGCGACCAGCTGAAAATGGATTTTTTAGCACGTTATCCAGAGGCGGTTATTTATAGCGCCAACTTTCAAAAATGGGGCTCTGCTGACGATTTGAAGTGCGCTAAATGGCTATTCAGTCGTAAATGCGAAGTGTTTCAAGAGATGGGATTAAAAACGCCTAAAGAGCCAAATTTCACTGATTGGGCTAATGATATTCGCTTAATGACAACGATTGATGGGCATACTCACAAAGAAATTTGCCAGTTCTATAAACGAATTACGCAAGATGATTTTTGGAAAAAGAATGTTCAGTGTCCTCGTACACTCAGGGCTCAATGGGATGATTTAACCTTACGTTTGGCGGGTAAGAAAAAAATCACAATCGACTCCGTAGAGCGTGATGAAACATTCCGGCTCATCTGGGGTACGGGTTGGAAACCTAAAAATAAAATCCAAGAATTAGCCGCTATTCAGGCTAAGAAAAATGGTCTAGGTCGAATGAATGAGGTTGCAGGTTTAGCTGCGTGGCGAGGTATTTGGCAACAAGTCGCGGAACAAGTTGCTCAGGAAGTTTTGCTATAAACGAGAATGGAGAAAAATAACATGAATGGACTAATTGTTATTGATGGTGTTCAAATTCGTCGAGATATCGCAGGGCGCTATTGTTTAAATGACCTTCATCGAATCTCAGGTGGTGAAAAACGGCATCAACCTTCGAATTGGAGTGCTTTAACCCAAACTAAAGAGTTGGTTGATGAAATTTCAACCGCTCCTGAGATCACAGGAGCGGTTCCCATTGTGACCATTGTTGGTGGGCTTAACCAAGGAACATATGTTTGCAAAGAATTAGTGTTTGCCTATGCAATGTGGATAAGCCCGTCATTTCATTTAAAAGTGATCCGTACTTTTGATGCATTGATAACACAGCAACACGACGACAAGTTAGCCGATAAAGTTCGAGCTGGGGTTATATTGCTTGAATCGATGGCTAAGAGCCTAAATTTCTCAAACTCTTCAAAATTAGGGGCGTATCAAAAATTACAAGCCATGGCAGGCTTACCCGAATTAGCCCCTGTGTATGCGATTGATGCGCCAAGTGGATCAATGGATGGTTCAAGTCGTCCAACAGTAGCTTTATCAACACTGATTAGAAAACACCAATTACCTATTTCAGCGCAACAAGCTTATAAACGATTAGCCGATCTTGGCATTGTTGAGCGCTTATCACGTCCAAGTACGAAAACAGCCAACAAAATGAAAGAGTTTTGGTCTGTGACTGCCCGAGGCTGCCAGTTTGGGAAGAACATGACCAGCCCTAATAATCCTCGCGAAACTCAACCTCATTTCTTTGAAAGTAAAACGGATGAATTGATCCGTATGGTGATGCTGAATAAGCAGGTGAGTGCATGAAATTATTATTAACACCCTATATTCAGCCCGATCTTGGCGTTGTTTTATTGAAGCCTGAAGCGGAGTTGCTTGAGCAACTTAAACAACATTCTCGTGTGATTATTAGTGATGTACCAAAGAGTTTAAATAAATGGCCTTCTGGTGCATTAACAGGGAACGAACAACCATTATTGAATAACAAGGACATTATTGGCTTTTTGAATAATGAAAAAGTGATCCAAGCTATGGGCGGGTTGGCATCGATGAATATGTGGATAGGCAGGAATATCCATTGCTGCCAGATTAACGATAAGCATGACAGTTATCATCATCATGAATTAACAATCACATGGCATAAAGACGGTATGATACGAACCTGTTGGTATCATGATAATCATATTCGTAATTCATCAGCTGAGTGGGTTGCTGAGTTGGCTCATAAAAATCGTATTGCTTGGATGGTAGACACTATTCGTAGTCATTTGAGATTAGATGATAGCCATTCGCTGACGATACCTGATTTTTTTGCTTTTGCCGTGATGCATAAACTGGTTGATAAATTACCTGATACCATATTGCACCGTATTCTAAATTGGCCTGATAAGCCTAAAGAGCGCAGGGTGCATGGCGGTTTTCCTGAAGCTGATATTGTTCCAAATGAAGTGACAGCACTATCAGCAATGAATGCGCGTTTAGATGCCATAAAACCCGTTATTAATGTGACTGTCGATCCTGAACCTCCAGCCTCATTTCTTCTTAAACCTAAAATGCGCCGTTGGGAGAATTCCCAGTGGCTTCAATGGGTAAAAACACAGCCTTGTTGTGTTTGCGGACAACAATCTGATGATCCACATCATATCATCGGCCATGGTATGGGAGGCATGGGAACGAAAGCTCATGACTTATTCACTATTCCATTATGTCGGCAACATCATGATGAGTTACATCGTGATCCGAAATTGTGGGAAGCCACTTATGGCAATCAAATCGAATTGTTATTTTCTTTTCTAAACCGTTCATTAGGAATGGGGGCGTTGGTTTAACGTGTATACGGCACGGGGAGTATTAGTATGAGAGATATGCAGGAAGTTTTATCACGTTGGGGAGCGTGGTCAGCTAATGAGGGGAATAGTATCGATTACTCATCAATTGCCGCAGGTTTTAAAGGATTAATTCCAAGCTCAAGACGAAGCCGAGAGCAATGTTCAGATGATGATGGCTTGAAAATAAATAAAGCGGTATTACATTTAAAGGTAAATAATAGTTACTTGTTTCAATTGGTTATTATGTACTATGTGAAGAATTATCCTTTGCGTTCAATGGCTTCAAAACTTGGTATTTCGCATAATGAAGTGGCTAAGCGATTGCAGACAGCGGAAGGATTTATTGAAGGGTGTTTATCGGTTGATAACGTAAAATTAGATATGGATAAAATAATTAGAAAACACCATATTTATAGTCTTGCGTAA